TTTTCTAACTGTTTTTTAAAACTTATTTTTGTTTTCTTTACTATACCTTGATTCATTCTACCTGAACTTCTTTGCATAGCTTTAACAGATCTTTCTATTTGTTCTATCCACTGATCTTCAGATATACCAGCTCCTTCATCATCAAAGTTGGGAGAGTCTGCTATATAATTAACTTTTTTTAATCCTGTTAAAGTACTTGCATAAGCAGTCATCTGTGTATTAAATTCTTCAGTGAATAAATCTAAAAATTCTTTACTGTCACTTTTATCGGGAGCACCAGTATTTCCTACTGATCTTCCTGGCATCATAACAATTCTTATTGTATGATTTCTTTGTATACTATTTTTTGTTTTTCTTCTATCTACTTTAGTACCATATTTATACTGAAAATAGTTTAGTATAAATCCTTTTTCCCAGCCTAGCCAATCTTCAGTACTTGCATTTCCAACTATACCAGCAATAATTGCATTATTTATATTATTACCTTCAGAGCCTGGTCTAGTTTGTGCTTGAACACTAGTAGCTTGACTCATAGTAAATCCACTCAGTTGTTGCATTGCGCCTTGTTTCTGAAACTTTTGAACAAGTTTACCATGTTCAGCTGTAGAAATTCCTTTATGCCATTTTTTTATAACATTCTTTTTTAAAGATCTTATTGCGTTTGCTGCCCATTTTTTATTTAGATTACCAGACTTTAAAGTTTGTCTTCTATTTACACATGTAAAAGTATAACTTTTACCATTATCACTTACCCATCTACCTGCTCCATCTTTTTTAGTATACCAAGTAGGTCTTTTACCAAACTTCATCCAACCTTCTAAATGCTTTTTAAACGCTTTCCAAGATTTATCAGTTTCTGATTTACCATCTCCTTCCATATATGCTTTAAAAGCTAATGCTGTTTCATCGCCTGTGTCTTGGTCAAAATCTTTAATTTCTTGTATAATCTTCTGTTTTAAAGAGTCTAACCAATCTGATTTATTTATAGTAAAAGTTAAATACTGAATAGAAGAAGTATCTCTTTCATTTTTTATTCTATGATACTCTTGTATTGCTTGCTTTCTTCTTGCTATGGACATTACACTATTACTCTATACAAATCAAGCACTCTTTTAATATGGTCAGGAAAATCAGTATTATTTCTAACACTTGAGGAGCCTTGTGATTCTATTGTTGCTCCTTGCATTGTTCTTCTTGACTTATGCTCATCTCGTAAGTAGTATGTAATTAAATCCATTACGGCTAATTTAAGATCAGAAGGTACAGCTGAGTAGCCAGATCGATATGCTATTTGTACGGCTCCAAAACCTTTCTGATAGTTTTTTGTACCATTACCAACAATTCTTCTTACTGCGTCAAATGTATTATCAACATAGTAATCTTGATTCGCTGTTAAAGTAGTATAACTCTCAGTTGGGCTGCCGCGTTCTTTAACAGATGTCACGCTAATCAGTGGACTTTCACTTACTATTATAACTGAAGTGTCCTCTGTAACATTGAATGTCTCTGTTTTATCAGAACTGAAAAAATCAACAAAACTTGTTCCACAATATCTCTTTACTAATTCGGAGATTTGAGGAACTAAAATATTAAGGCGATCGTCGTCCTTAGCACCAGTTAGCCCTTCTGCGTCTTTATAATCTTGTACTGTTACTAAGTCTGCCATAATTCAAGTGTGGGTTTTAAGGTAAACCCACAAAACCATAATTAAGCTATTAACTAGCTTTGTAGTTTCTGATAACAACTGCGTCAGAACCGCCGATGATGTCATCAAATCCAAGTCTTTGTGAAGCCACAAGAACTCTTCTTTGATTAGCTACATCGTAGTCTGATTCAATTGTAACGCCTCTTAATCTAGGCATAACGAAGTTTCTAGCATATAAAGCTACAGCGTGAGTCTTATTAGCTGCTCTTGCTGCGAATTCATCACAGATTAATACTCTAGATCCGAAGACCTGACCAATCTCACCAGATAGCTTAGTTGCCATATCGCCAACGAGGTTAGCGTCTTGGAACTCAGCATCTTCTAGCAAGTTGTAGTATGCTTCTTGTGATACAATATATACGACTTCATTTGGATTTACACCATATTTGCCCATTGATTTTCTCATTTCTAATAACTCTGTTGCAGTAAGTTTATCAGCTGCGAAAGCTTCTGAACCTACGAGTACATTTGAAGCATCAGTAGCTTTGTGAACTAGTCCATCAAAAATACCTGATGTGTATGTACCTTGTGCATTGTTACCAAATAAGATAGCATTTTCCATACCTCTTGCATGAGCTCTAACCATTGATTCTCTGATTAATGGTAGAATTGGCATAATCGCGTCTTCTTCTGTTTCATTACCAATAAATGATTTTGAAATCAATTTCTTAACAGTTAATGTTTTTTCTGTTAAGTCGATACCGCCTCTATCACCAGTAGTTACATAAGAGTCACCTCTTTCTGATAAGTTACCGTGTGGGCTTGCACCGTCGCCTGTACCAGCAGCTGATACGAATTCAGCGTATCCTGCATCTGGTAAGATTGGCATAATCATTGAAGCACTAGTCATTGCAACTTCTCTAAATAGAGGAGCTAAGACTAATTCATTTTGAATGTCTCTTTCAACATTAGTTGAAACAACTTGTTCGAAGTCTGCAGATGATACTGCAACACTTGAGTCAGCGTTTACTTTTTCTATGATACCTTGACCATATTTTGTGCTTTCAATTGATTTCTGTCCAGTAATAACTGAAAGAACTTTTGCGTCCATGATTTCCTCTTTATGAGTTTCTTTCCAGTTAGAGTTTGTACCTCTATCTGAGAAGATTCGCTTGGACTCTCTCATCTTCATGATTTCATCTGATTTCTCAGTTAAATCTTTTTGTAGTTCTGAAACTACTGATGAAAGCTCTTCATTCTTTTCTAACAGTCTTGACTCGACATCATTTACTAATTTCTCGGCACCGGATAATCCAGCTTCGATTATAGTTTTCTGTTCGTCCTGTTTTGCCTCTTGAACAGCCTTTGCTTCAGCCTCGACATCAGCAGCTTTTTGAAGTTCTGCGTCGTCTTTAGCTTTTTGCTCTGCTTGTTGCATAGCAATAGTAGTTGCAGTTTTCTTAGCAACTTCTTCAGCAAATGCCTTCAGATCAAATTCTGGACTCTGAGTGTCATTTGACATATCTTTCTCCATATTATCCGCATTTGCGGCACTTGGCTGCTCAGTTTTGTCAGTAATAACTGACTCCACAGAGTGAGCCTTGTTAAAATGCTGTTTAAACTCTTGATACTCATCATCGCTGTCAAATGACTTTGATATTGAGAAAGTAGCAGTTTGATTAGCTGGTATGCTAACCACTGATACTTCAAGAAGTTCAGCACTTTTTATAAAAAATCCGTCAGTTTCTTTATTGTATTCAGCGTCCTTGACCTTGAAACCAACGGAAAAGGCTCCAAGGACACCGTCTTTAATTAGGTCTACTACATCTCCAGCAGACTTTGAAATTTTTGCTTCTATTTCAAGGCCGTTTTGAGTAACATCGCAATATTTTGCTCTACCAATCGGTCTATCATAGTTGTGATTAAAAAGAATAATTGGGTTATCCCCATAATTATCTAAACCACCTTGTTTCCATGCATTGTGATCAATTACATCTCCGGTTCTATCTAGTGCACTAGTACTAGCTAGACCTTTAATATTAATTGAACCATCTTCAGCAACATCAGATTTCTGAAAAGTGTTAGTCATGTGAAATATCTTTTTCATATTACGTCTCCTTTACTTCTTTCTTTGCTACTGGTTTAGCTTTTACTTTAGGTGCAGGCTTGTGCATTTCTTCCCATTTCTCTGGAAAGTTAGACTTAATAAGTTGTGTAAGTCTTGACCAGCTGCCCCATGCTCTTTTTATAAGTATATAATTATAAGGTTTGTCGGAAGCTGCTTTGTATTCTACAATACTTAACATTTTGCCTTTTGATACCATATAATCAGCTACTTTTTCTAGTATTGCTTTTCTATTCATCGTTTTCCTCTGTTTGCTCAGGCGGTCTTCCACCTTCTTCGGGATTTGCTGCTGAACCTGCTATATTTGCAGGTACACGAGGTTCATCGAATCCCTCCATTCTTTCTAATCTTAATGCGTCCCTAGCCTCGTTAGGTGACATTATTCCTGTGTTCACAAGAGTTGCATAGTAGCCTGCTTGATCTCTTAGCTCTGGCTGTAAAGCAGGTATTCCTGATACATTTTCATTTGCTTCGAAACCGAAGTATCGTTCTAATGCATACTTAATTTTTCTAACTATAGGTAGTATTGTTTCTAAGTAATACAATCTATGATTAGGTCTTATGTTTGCATTGTTGCCACTATTTAAAAGGATAGGCGGTATGCCTAATGCTTCTAAAATTACTCTCTCACATTGTGTGATAGAGTCTTGAAAGTCCAACTCTTTAAAGTTTACATTTGTTAGTTTATCAACTTCCAAACCTCCATCTAAAATAAGTGGTCTTCTTCCACCGGAAACAGGATTATATCTAGCTGTCCATGCTTGTAACATTCTCTCTTTAATTTTCTCAGAAAGAGTGTTAGGACTTTTTAGTACTAATCCTGGCACTGCTCCATTTTTAAAGAAGTTATCCTGAAAGTGTCTTAAGTTAGAAAGTAGATTCATTGTTCTAAATGCAGGCTTAAGTCTAGGTACTCCCCTGTAAATGGAGTGAAAACTGTTTTCTTTTATGTGTATGATTTCGTTTACCTGATAATCGATAGAGGAATCAAACTCATACTTTTCTACATATAGTTTATCATCAGTATGAATTCTTACCTTTTCGGCTGGTAAGTGATATAGATGCATTCCATCAAAGTATATAAATATATTACCATCTAGTAATAAATCTATAATAAGATTTCTTTTAAATGTACTAACATCTTGAAATGGATTAGGTTCGTAGTTTAGTATTAAATCTACTCGTGATTGTCTTATGTTCTTGATTATGGGCGTCATGCCAACTATTTTGCCATCAAACTCAAAAGGAATTTCAGCAACGTCATCAACTATCATGTTTACGCCACGATTTACTACTTCTAGTTTTTCATAAGCGTCTCGATAATTTTGAACTCTTTCACGAGATGCGATTTCTAATCCCTCATCTCTGGCGATAATATACTGCGCAGGATTGTGCTTTTCCTCTACGCTTTTATTTCCGCCTGTTATAAAATCATACCATGCCATATTTATTCCTTTGAATCTCTACCCATTTTTCTTGCTTTTGTGCTGTTATCAATTTTGGTTTCTTTCCATAAATCGAATGTAGTTTCAAATGAAGTATTCTTCAATAAACTTCTCTCGAACTTCGAGAATTTGTTCTTCTGTTGTTATTTCCAGATTATGCTTTGTCATATACTCTTCAAACAACTCTGTCAATGAGTAAAAATGATGAAAGTCTAATCTAGTCTGAGAACCGCAGATGTAACATTTATCTGTTTTCTCGTACTTGGATTTTGCTTTATCCCTTATGTATTTTATTAGGTCTCTTTTTAATTCCACTTTATATTATCAATTATATCTATTTTTTAACCAAAAGTCAAGAGTTATTTTTGACATGCTAAAAAGTAGTCGCAGTCGTTTCAAAAGAATATAAAGCATACCTTATTGCATCGGCCATGTGAGACGCAGCATTGTGCTTAGGTTTCTCTTTCAGCAAATTAGGATTTGGATCCCACTGATACTGGTCAAGACACATTAACGCTTCGTTACATCTCTGGTCAACTAATAATAAGTCATTGTCTACTACTGTTGCCACTTTACCAATTCCATCTAGTACTGACTTTTTCGCATTAATAGTAGTAATGTCATAATTCTGTGCAAAATCAAATCTAGTCTGTTGAGCTGCAGAATCAATATAAATATAGTCAATATCCCACTTTTGTATTAACTGTCGTATTTGCACTGCATGTTGTTCGGTAGTTCTTTCTGCATCTAAGTATTCATCAACTAAGTAATACTTTTGTTCGTCCCAATCATATGCTATTACACAAAATGCTGTGGGGTCTTTATAACCGACATCAAGCCCTGCAAATACGTCCATTTTACTAGTGTCAAAAGCAGATAGGTCTGCTACACAATCCTCATGGTTAAAGGCCCAGACTTGTCCTTCATAAATATTAAAGTCTGCTTCATACTCTTGGCTAAACTCAGCTTCTGACATGCTGATTTTTGCTTCTTTAATGTCTTGTTCTGATAGTCTTGGATTCTCGTGATAAGTTGCTCTAAGTGATGCCCATTCTGGGTATTCTTCACTAAAGCCTCTGTAATAAAAATCTGCAAACCAATTGTTTCTTCCACGAGGAGTTGATATAAATAATGCTTTTGAATTTGCTTTGTCTAGTGTAGGACGAAGAGCTACATTAAAGGCATCTTTACCATTTACTAATGCTGCTTCGTCAAAAATAATTAAGTCGTAACTTCTACCGACCACTGAGTCAACTTGATTTACAGATCCCATTCTAACTGTTGACCCATTAGAAAGTTCAATAACTTTGTCTTTTGCATTATCCTTAACAACCTCTAAAGCGAAGTGTTTGATTAGATTTCTTTGTAAATCAAAAGAAATTTGGGATAATGAATAGTTAGGTGACATTAATAATATATGAGAGCCAGGTACTAAAGAAACTAACTGGCCAATAATATTAGCAATATATGTTTTACCTTGTCTACGAGAAACTGCCGCACATACAAATCTATATTTAGGATTATTAAGTGCATTTATGATAGCAGTTTGTGAAGAATTTGGTGTAATTCCTAGTAAGTCCATATAGCCTTCAATAGGTAGCTTGATAAATCTATCCTGTTCTTGAAAGTCCATCAAGTACTCTTTTACTATATCTTCTCTACTTAGTGTTAACATTAGTGAAGAATCTCGTCTTTAAAAAAGTTATCCTCGTCTCCAGGTTTCAGTAATCCTTCTTCCTGGACTTTATGATATAGATAGCAGTACGCTGCAGCAATCTGTTTCATGCTTACTTCTCTAGGCGTAAGTTCTCTTCTTTCTTCTGTGCCTTCCATTCTTACTAATGTTTTAGTACTACTTAGTAGACATTCTTGAAGCCAGAGTTTTCTGCCATCTATCATATATTTTCTTGCCATATTATCTTTTAAATCTTGGTTTTGGTGGGTTTTTAGTTTTACCGAATCTAGGTCCGATTGCTTTTGGTGCTGCTGCATACCTAAAAGCTGTAAATCCGTTATGAAGTTTAGTATTAACTGGAACTCCAGCAGCTGCATTCATATCTCTCGTAACGCCTCTTTTGAGTACATGTTTACGAATTTTTTGAGTACCGTGCGTGCCTGTTGGTCCGCTTAGAAACTTTGCCATTGCATTCTCCTTTTAGCTTAGCGTTATAATACGCCTATTTAGTTTTTACTGCTTTTTGTTTAGCTGCTATCATTTTATCAGTGATATCAACTGTACCATCAAAGTTTTTATCTTTGAGAGTAATTATATTCCAAAGCATTTTTAAATATTTTATCATCTTTTTTTCCTTCTAGTTGTTGTTCTTTTCTTTCTGCGTCTACCTGCAAAGGTTTTAACATTAGTAGGTTTTCCACCTACTCCTTGCTTCTTTGCCCTCTTTCGTCTAACTGCTGATTTAATTTGTGCCTTACTCATTCTAGCTGCCTTTGATGCAGGAACGCACTTAGGATACCCTCCTTTTCCTGCCTTTCTTCTTCCACATGGAGCGTATCCACCACCTTTCTTTGGTCTAGAAATGTCTACCCACTTCTCACCAAACCATTTGGTTAATCCTCCACTTCTTCTTACAGCCATTACTTACCAACCTTTCGCATAGCTAATTTATGGGCTTGACCAAAAGTTTTTCCTTCTTTCATAGCTCTCACCATAACTGTCATATGCTTTTTGGTATGGTGAGACCTATGTCTGCGGAGTGTAGCAATTTGTCTCTTAGTTAGTTTTTTAAGTTTTTTCTTTTTTCTAGCCACGACGATATCTTCCCCCTTTTTTCTTGTACTCTCTTACAAGCCACGCATTTGCATATGCACTTGGATATACCGCAAACTTTCTTTTTGCTGCTGCTTTAACTCTAGCATACAACTTTGAGTTTGTAGGTATGTTACGCTTTTTAGTACTCTTTCTTCTTTTTCTTTTAACGGCCATTACTTACCTCGTTGCTTTTTTAAGATTGCTCTTTGCAAAGCCATAGGTAGTTTCTTTTGTTTAGCGGTCAAACCTTTCTTTTTCTTCATTCCGCCTTTTTTCTTCTTACCGTTCTTCTTTTTCTTTTTACCTGTGTGATATGGCATTATATACTCCATTGTCCTAAAGGACACTCTGCCCGTTTGATTCTAGTTTTGATGGGCATAAAACATTTACAAACTTTACAAATATTTAATGTGAAGTTTGGACACTTCTTGCAAACAGCAAGTCTGTCCTTATAATTTTGTAACGAATTCTTTTGCGTCTTTGTTTGTGAGGAATACTCCAAGTCTGTTACCGTTAAGATCTTTAACATAATATCTTCCTCTCTTCTCTTCTATAAGAGCTTTATCAGGTTTTATTGTTGCCTCTACTTTTATTTCAGGCTCACCTGCTTTCATTTCTTTTGTTGTATATTCTTTCATAATTAGTGTATTGTTAATAGGGTTACTATCAAGCCTGCCATAAATATTATGACTCCGCCCGCTCCTGATAAGAAATAAGTATCTATTCGATTTAGTCTTTCTTCAATTTCATCAAAGCGATTAAATGCAGTCTTCCACCGTTCTGCAACGGCAGTCTCAAGTTTTGCTAAATCTATCCTTATCTTATTCATTTCGTCATCTGACATTT